TTTTTGTATAAACGGCAATAAATGGCATATCATTTGGGGTTGTACTTATAGCAGAAATATTAAAGAATCTTAAATATAAACCTAATAAATCACTTACAACCATTCCATCGTCTGGTGATTGATACCAGTTAACTTTATTTGTTCCAGTACTAAAGCTATTTTTAAAGTACCAACCAAATTGCCCAGAAGCATTACTTGATGCAGTTGGAACTGTTAAAGGCGGTTTTCCATCAGCATAGACCGCTGGTGAGTTATAAACATTTAATTGATTTATTTGTTTACTTGCCGTAGAAGGTAGGTCTGCCCAACCACAAGAATTATTACTATAAGTTAAAACTTGATTATCCTCTCCAGTGCCTAATAATGATATAGTTGAACCCCAAACAGCTGGTTGTCCTGCACCACCAGAAGTTAAAATATCTCCAGCAGTTCCAACATTACCAGTCCATGCACCAGCACTATATTCTGTATTTAATGATAATGACCCATCTGCTAAAATAGATACTGCTTTTGCACCACCAGCATATCCAAGATGGACTGCATTATAAATGTTAGAATTAGCATTAAAATTAGGAACTATACTAATACCACCTTCCAAACTTGCTAAATATGTCATCTCAACTGCCTCTGATATATAAGGAGCACCATCGTATGTGCTATTATTTAGACCAAGAACAGTATAATGACTTGTTTCAGTAGCATTATCCATGCTCAAATACAAATTGACTGACCCGTTAGGATTGAGATTTTGTGCAGTAAGTGCCGAGTAAGTTCCAGCATACGTTGCCGATGCGGTAATTTCAGTTTGAACCGTTGGGGTATAAGAAAGTGACGACCCAAGTTGTAAAGTGGGGTCTAATGCACCAAAAGATGAATATGTTATATTTGCATTACCAGTTATAGACGTTCCATTGCTACTAATTAGCACCGAGTTGGGTGCGACACTAATGTCTTTTACTGATACACCATTAAAAGTCAAATCGGTAGCGGACAAAATTGCTACATCTTCATCTGTTATTTCAATATATGTTCCACTGATGGTAGTCGTTTTTGTGATGACTGGGTCAAGAGTATAAGTCGCTAAAATGGGTTGTGATAATCCACTCAAATCCGCAGTATCAATGATTCCAGTATCATCGGGCTCTGTAGTAATTCTTGCGGATTGAGTAGTTAGGGCGGTCAAATAGTAAGTTACTCCTTGAATCATGTTAGCGGTGTTTTGATTGACTCTCACTGGATTTCCAAATCCACTCAGATTCCAAGGAGCACCATTTATAGGAGTTTCAAAAATGACAAATAAAGGACCACTCGCAGTGACATTTGGTAAATCTAATAAAGTTCCAGTTTGTGTGCTATTATCAACTGTAATATTGTTACTTGCGTTCAAATTATCAGCAGATAAAGAGTCAATGTATCTCACATCATTATAATTCATATTTACTAAAGTAGTCGCTGGAAAGGTAGACCATAAAGATGCATCTGCTGCGTCACCTTGTGGACCAGTTGCGCCAGTATCTCCCATTGAGCCAGTCATTCCAGTTGGTCCCATTAATCCAGTTAGTCCCATATTTCCAGTTGCTCCAGTTGGCCCCATATTTCCAGTTGAACCAGTCATTCCAGTTGGTCCCATATTTCCAGTTGAACCAGTCATTCCAGTTGAACCAGTCATTCCAGTTGAACCAGTATCTCCCATACTCCCAGTTGCCCCCATATTTCCAGTTGCGCCAGTATCTCCCATACTCCCAGTTGCCCCCATATTTCCCGTTGCTCCAGTTGGCCCCATACTCCCAGTTGCCCCCATATTTCCAGTTGCTCCAGTTGGCCCCATACTCCCAGTTGCCCCCATATTTCCAGTTGCACCAGTTGCACCAGTTGCCCCAGTTGCTCCAGTTGAAGATGCCGCGCCATCTTGCCCCCTTGCTCCAGTTGCTCCAGTTGCTCCAACACTACCAGTTGCACCAGTTGCCCCAGTTGCTCCAGTATTTCCTACTGCACTAACTAATTGAGACCCATCGCTAAAAATAATTCCACCTGGTGTTGATATTCTAAATTGTTTAGCTTTAACATATTGAATTCCACTTTGTTCAAACGCAAAACTATTACCATTTTGTATAGCAGATTTTAATGACATTCTTAATCTTTTACCGCTCTACGATAAACTTCGTTTCTCTTCGAGCTTCAAAAGCTTTACCAAAAATTTAATTTATAAAAATTATTTTCTAAATTTTAAACTTGTTATATATATTAGTATAAATACTTTTAAAAAAAAATATATTAAGTATTATTTTTTTGGTAAAGCTTTTTTAGGTTGAAGAAATACGAAGTATTTCGTAAACCGACAAAAAAGGTTAGTTATTTATTTAAAATTAATTTACTTAATTCTAATACTTTTTTATCCGGTGATAAATTGCCTTCTGTAATCATATTATTATATTCATCAGTATCCATATCTAAAAAACAACTACGGACACAACAATGACGTCCACAACTTGCAACATTTTTATCATTTGATTGATGTTTATATTCATTATAGTAAATATTAAATCCACTATCATATAATTCTTTTAATAAAAATGGCTCTTCTTGGTGAACTGATTTTAAAACATCTTCTGATACGTATTTTTTCCATTCTTTAGAATCTGGGGTATTTCCATATGAATCATAAATATATAGACCCTTTTCATTTCCTTCTTTTTTTAGCCATATTAATACCCAATGCCCATAGGTTTCGCTTTGTCTTACTAAAAATATACATGCATTAGATGGGCTTGATAATAATACATTTAATACACCATCATCAACTAACTCGCTATATGTCATAACTGGTATATCATTTTCTACAAATTCGCGTATATCTGAATCCGTTAAGCTGTAATTCATTTTCAATATGCTTTAATTGCTTATTACTATTATATATGTTAAAAATTCCAAATGTAAAAAATCCAGAATAAAAACTTAAATAAAAATTCTTCATTTATATTTATATATATATAACACTTTTTAAAAAAAAATGTCTCAAAAAATTCAAATCGTAAATTTAGTTGATAGCCCAAAAAAAGACAAACGCTATAGAGTATTTTTAAATGATGGTTCAAAATATGATTTTGGTCTCAAAGATTATGCTAATGGGACATACATAGACCACGGCGACAAAAAAATTAGATTTAATTATTGGGCTCGTCATCTTAAAAATCATAATGAACAACATTTAATAGATAATCTCATTCCGAGTCCTGCCTTATTCTCAGCTGCATTATTATGGGGCAAATCTACTAATTTAGATAAGAATGTAAAAGAATTAAACATACTCTTTAATAAGTTTTTGTAAAATTGCTTTTATTAATTTTGGGGGAATACTATATCTATCATCTAATTTTAAATCTACAACTGGTATAATCATATCTGGATTTGGGCACGGTGCAACTTCTTTTAATCCTAATCCACCTGGGACATTATTGAAAAAATCAGTTAATTTTCTTTTTTTATCACCGTATAAACAATACAAAGTTGTTGATAAATTTAATTTTTTCATTTTTTTATCATTTCTCATCATACCCTTTGGATTCTCAATTACAAATAATAAATCTGGATTTAATTTTTTAAAAAAAGTAATAATTTCTAATGTCTTATATAAAATCATCGTTCCAACTTTTGCACGTTCGCTATATGGTGTTGCTGTTTTTGGATTTCGTTCTCGTAATGGATATGCTAATGGGCTATATGTATTACACGGTGGAGATGCCCAAATAAAGTCTGGGATAAATTTAGTTCTTTTTTGCCACTTTTTATAATCCCATAATAATATATCAACTAATATATCTGGTTCATATTTATCAACAAAATCTAATGACACTGATTGTATACCCATTTTATGGGCAACTTTTCCAACTGAACCTGTCCCTTTAAATAATTCTAAAATTGATAATGACATTTTTTATCTGAATTATAGCATATATATTTATATTATTTTTTTATATTTTATATTTATTATTTTTATTATTCTAGAACAAATTAGCATATAATGCGTTTGGGAAAAAAGGGGATTCAGAATTTTTACTATAAGAACATTTCCGTTTCCCCCTTTTTCCCAAAAGTATATAGAACGATATATAACAAAAAAATAAGTATATATATGCTATAATTCAGTTTATATTTTTACTGTATTTATCTAAGACCTAAACTTTCTTCAGCATCCATTTGTGCTCTCTTCTTATCAATAATTGATTTCTTTTTAAAAGTTGCACTGACATCATCGTGATTATAAATTGCAGCTCTATGTTCACCTAATAACATTTGTGGAACTGATGTGAGTAATGTAATATTTCGTCCCCAATCTGAGTTTTTTAAATAGTTTCTCATTTCTTCTGGAATACTTAAATGGTGTGTTAACATATATGTCAAATTGCGCGATGTGCCAAGCTGTGGGAACCAAATAACGCCATTTAATTCTGTTAAAATCATTCTCGTTTGCTTTCCATTCGCACTACGATGTGAGATAAATAAAGTATTTATTCCTCTTTTTCTCCCACAAGTTAAACAACTTTCAACTAATCCTTCTAATGCTTTCAATCGTTTTTTATCAACAATACCCTCAATATCATCAAATACAACTACTGATTTTTTTGAACCGGTTTTATTAGTTAAATCATCTAATGTTAATGGATTTTCTGCAAATTCATCATCAACACAAATACGTAAATGTGGTATGCCTTCAAATGCTGGGTCATCAATATTATCCGCACTAATAATAATTTTATATTCTGGCTCAACATCAAATATTTGGTCAAATGCTTTCAAATAATCCGCACATATAGTTGATTTTCCACTCCCTGCTGGTCCAGTTATAAATAAAGAATTTACAAGATTTTCGCGTGTTTCTGGACACATTTTAAATTCTAAATCTGATGGCAATTCAACTAATTCTTCACCGCCTTCTAATGTCTCCATACACTTTAAAAATCCAACTGGCTTACCACTTGCTTTTTCTTGTATAATAGCAACTGGACGGCCTAATATCTTCTTAGCCCCTTTCTTTCCTAATTTTTCAATGAATAATGACATTTTTTTTTCAAGTAAATAATTTTTATTATTTATAAAATATATAAATATATATATAATAATATAAAATAAAATATATTTTATTTAAAATAGTCAAAAATATATCAAAAAGTGTAAGATGTCTAGTGCAACCCCTATGGTTTTTGATTTAGAGGTAAATCTATCATCCCTAAATACAACATCAATAAATGCAATTACAACAAATGTAAATAGATTGCAAGCAATTGTTGCAAATCCGAGTGATTATTATGTTTCAGTATCTCGCTTTATTTGTAATACTCAACAAATACCATTATGGGACCCAATTATAAATATTACATCCCCAAATAATGATGGATATAATACAATTTATAGTGTATATTTAACATATGGATTATATGCATCTCAACAAGTATATTTAAGGGTTATTAATACAAATAGCACATATGTGGCCCCACCAGTACCAACAATAACACAGCCAACAAATGCTTGGGGGTATGTATTTTCATATAATATAATTGCAGAGATGTTGAATACTGCATTAGCAACTGCATACACACAATTATTAGCAGCGGTTGCTGGTTCTTTACCAATGGATGCAAATCCCCCATACGTTTCGTGGAATCCAACTGCGCAATTATTTACAATGAATGGATTCCCAATGAGTCAATATGACCAATCAACCGGCGCTGATGTTGTGGAAATTTATTTTAATAATAGCTTTAGACAATATTTATTAGGATGGGATATTATAGGGCTAACTAATACAAGTAATCCAGATGGTAAAGATTGTTTATTAGTTTTAAAAAATACTGGGGTAAATTACTCACCACAAAATACACCGCCATCATTTTTACCAACAGACCCAACGACAACAACACTACAATATTCGCAAAATTGTCAAACATTTTTTGCATATGCAACATTAGCAAAATTGCAAATAATTGCAAGTTTACCTATTGCATTTCCAACACAAGCCGCACTTCCATTAAATTTAGTTGGGTCTGTTGGTAATGATTTACAAGTTCCTATGCTATGTGATTTTCTCGTAAATTATTCTAATTCCACATCATCTGGATTTTGTCAACCAATTTCATATTTTCCGGCATTAGATAGTTATTCCTCACCACTTCAATTATGTGGGAGCACACAATTAAATTCATTTTCAATTGGTATTTCTTGGACAAATATCGAAGGCCAAACATTTCCATTAGAAGCATTTGGAACCGTTGTTGCATCTATAAAATTAACATTTACACATGCTTCATTAATTCAGGGTAATAAACCCATTGTATCATAACACAC